CACAGGGAAGACTCTCACAGCTGAGATCTACGCAGAGGCTCTCAAAAGACCTCTATACACCGTACAGTGTTCGCAACTCGGTCTCACTATCGATGACTTAGAGAGCAACCTTAATTTGGTTCTCAACAGAGGGAAGCGATGGAGAGCAATCACTCTGCTTGATGAAGCGGACGTCTACGTACATCACAGAGGAGATGATCTTCATCAGAATGCCATCGTCGGGGTATTTCTGCGAATTCTTGAATACCACACCGGAGTTCTCTTTCTCACGACCAATCGAGGAGATCTCGTCGACGATGCCATCCTATCTCGATGTACCATCAGAATTCCGTACTCTGTTCCTTCTGTTGAAGATCAGAAGAAGATCTGGAAAACACTCGCAGTGGCAAACGGATTTGAGATCTCTGATGAGCAAGTGGAAAATATCACAGACTTCCACAACGATCTGTCTGGTCGCGACATCAAGAATTTAATGAAACTTTGTCTGATGCTGCACAATGACCCTAAAATGATAAATGACGAAACTATCACAACTCTCCGAGTCTACAAGCCAACGACACAGAAGGTAAACAACTGCTGATGGCGACACTCGTCGACATGCTCAATCAGTATCAAGTTCCAAACGCGGGACCTCCTCACCGACACGTCAGATCGGGTTGGTGGGGAGTTCCCTGTCCTTTCTGTGAAGGTCCTGGAGGCACGAAGTATCGTTTAGGATTTGAGATTGCGACAGGGCGAGTGACCTGCTGGGTTTGCGGACTTCAATCAGGACCTAAAGTTTTCCAGGTTCTTTTTAGAGTTTCAGAGAAAGAAGCGAAAGCTCTTTGGTATTCACTTCCGAAGTCTACTCTTACCCGTGCTCCTCTCAAGACTGCACATCTTCTTAAGAATCCGGCTGGGGTAAGAGACCTACTTCCTGCTCACAGAAAATACCTTGAAAATAGAAGATTCGATGTCGACAATCTTATCAAGATATGGGACATCAAAGGCATCGGACTAGCCTCACGTCTTCAATGGCGAATCTTCATTCCCATCTTTGACCCGTACGGGAGGCAAGTTTCCTGGACTACGAGATCTATCGCAAAGAACGCCGAAAGAAGATACATCTCTGCTTCTGAAGAAGAGGAAGCAATCAGCCATAAATCGATTCTCTACGGAGAGCATCTAGCTCATCACACTATACTGATAAACGAAGGTCCTCTTGATGCACAGGCATTGGGCCCAGGAGGAGTAGCCACTCTGGGAGTCAACTATAGTGAAGCTCAGTTCTCAGCTATGACTAAATTCCCTGTCCGTGGAGTGTGTTTTGACAACACTGAAGATGCTCAACGAAGAGCTCGAAAACTTTGTCGAGAACTCTCTCAATTTCCTGGGACTACAGAGAATGTCATTATCGAAAGCGGTAAAGATACAGCAGAAGCTGACAAAGAAGAAATCAAAGAAATTCGAATGTCTTTTGGATTGATCTAGGAGTAGTAGATGGACTGTCCTCATTGTAAAGCCGTGAATCCCTTTTTCGAGTCTCTCACCAAAGTTGAGATTTCTCCGTGCATCCAAAACTGGAAGGTTCTTTCATACAAACTCGAAGAGAAGGGCTTAATTTTTGTCTGTGTCGAATGTGAAAAGCGAGTGAAAATTGACACACTCCATCGACAAATCACTGCCATGGACTCCGATCCTATTTTTGATGAATCAATCAGCAAGATCATAGAACTTGCAAAGAGCCCAGAACGCCGTGATTCACTCATCCCAGAATCTGTGATTGCTCACCTCAAGAGCAAAAGATTCGTAGGGATACATCACCTTCTAACAGGGAGAGAATTGGTAGCGAAGATCATTGAGCAGAAGCCTTAATTTTAAAATCACCTGCGAATACTTTGTACTTTCAAACGTACTACTGTTGTGCCTTTACGCCGCTTTAGGAAGTTTGCCATGTTCAAAGTACAGAAAACTCAATGCAGCACTTGTATCTATCGACCAGATTCACCTCTCGATCTTGAAAAACTTGAGGCTGAAATAGCTGATTCTTACGGCGGCTTCAAAGGACATCGAATTTGCCATCACTCTAAAGACGTCTGCTGTGCAGGTTTCTGGGCGAGGCACAAAGATGAATTTCAATTAGGACAAGTCGCACAAAGGCTTCAAGGCGTTGAATTCGTTGTATGCGACACACTCTCTTCGAAGAAAGACATTGAAAATGGCAGTATCTCAGACTGACTATGAAGAAGCTCAGGCAGCTATCGAACAGATGGCAGAAGATTTCGAAACTCTCAACTGCATCATAAGATCTGCTTCTCATCACACCCAATCCGCAGCATTCAACCCAGAAACTCTTGGTCCTATCTCAGCTTTTCTTGGATGCGGCAACGGGTGGGAGGCTGCTCATCCAGGATATCAATTCGTTGATAGTGAGAAACTGCTCGCTTTACTTGGAGATGAAATCGATGAGGAAGAGGATGAGGAAGAAGATGAAAACGACGAGGTTGAAGAGGAGGAGAATTTTTCGAATAAAGGCAACTGATCAATGCCAGAATTGCGGAGATGAGTTCGCGAATCATACGTACGTCAAAGACTCAATCACAGAATACAAATGTCCGCATCCCTACCAAGACTCAGGCTATGGCGGGTTTAACGGAGGAGACCCTCGAAACTTTTCACCAGACTGGGAATGTTGCAGTGAAAAAGAAATTGCAAATCATAAGGCAGCCTGTGCCTTATGGGATGAAGCAGAAGAACGAGGGGAGATTCCAGAACCGGAAAAATGTCCGAGTGGTTGGATTTTCGATGAGAAGGATAAAGTTGTTGCTCACGTCCTTCGATCTTCTTACGGAATTGGTGTGTACACAATAGAATTTGATCAATTCTTCAAACCACGAGAACATAATTACGAAAGTAAGGATTAATTCTTTGAATTTAAGTCTGGGTATTCTTCTTACACTCGCTGTGCTCTATATCCTCTTTGTTGAAATGGACCAATAACATGACATCTCAAAAATTCACGGATGATGATTTAAAAGCTGCAATTGACCTGCTAGATAGAATGGATGGCAGTGTCTCAGCTGCAATAACTCTACTCATTGCAGCTGATTCAATTCAGCATGTCCCTGCCTTTTCCGATGTATTCGAAATCAAAAACAGACCTTTTTACAGAGAACACGAAAACTCAAGAGGAACCAATGCGATCAACTGAAGCCGAGATTTCTGAAATTCTAAAGAAATTTGGAAAATTCGTCACAACTCGATGGTCTCCTGGAGAGGATGGTGGTCCAAGTCTCTTGTCAATACAGAGTCTTACTACGAAGCAGAAGTACACTCACTGCATCGCGTTCGAGACTAAACGAGAGATTCTCATTGAAATCGATAGTTGGATGAATCGGTTTGTCAAACAACGAGAATCCATTCGAGTACAAGAACAGAAGAGTCAACAAAAATAAAATAAATGAAATGCGAATATAAAGTATTCGCCAACGTACTACTGTTATGCCTGCTGCATTGTGCAGCTTGCCTGTTTCACAGAAGTTATCTTGGAGAATGCAAATGGCGCATGAAATCGAATCAACTGATGGTGCTGTATTTCATCGAACACCAGCATGGCACGGTCTGGGAATAGTCGTTGAAGAAGCTCCTACAGTCAAAGAGGCTCTCAAGCTCGCGGGTATGGAGTGGGGAGTCGATCAGCGTGAACTCTACACACCGATCGAAACTCTCGGTGAAGATGGTGTTGTGAACAAAGAGTGGGTGAAAGTTCCTTCTCACGTCGCCAATTTTCGTGGTGACAACAATGAACTTCTCGGCGTAGTCTCTGCCAACTACTGTCCAGTATCGAACGGCGAATTGGCTGAGTTCTGCGACAGTCTGATTGCGGAAGCTACTGGTAAAGTTCGCATCGAATCAGCTGGATCCATCCGTGGTGGCAAACGAGTTTGGTTCCTTCTCAAGGGAGAAGAGTTTCAGATCGCAAAAGGTGACGGCATCTTCCCTTATCTACTCGCATCAAATGGCCACGACGGGGGGTCTACTTGTCGTATCACGCCAACGTCTGTCCGCGTGGTCTGCTCAAACACCATGCACCAAGTGATTCCTCGCTCAGACACTGGAGAGCTTCTGGGTTCCGCAGTCAGCTTCAAGCACACTTCAAACATCATGGATCGAATTGAAGAAGCTCGGCACGCTCTCGCAGTCTACGGGAAGACTCTTGAGAGTTTCAAAACCATGGCAAATGATCTCTCAAAGCGAGCTGTTACAAGCGACGAAGTCAAGAGCTTCTTCCTCGAAAGCTATACTGCTGACTTCGGCGAGATCCCAATCAACCCACAGGACAAAAACCAAGAGCGGGCTCGTCTCCGAGCTCTTGACGCTTTCAGCATGTTCGCCAGACGCTTCGACGATGAACGTGAGATTGCTGGCTCAAGTGCCTGGAACATGATCAACGCATACTCTGGTCTTGTTCAGCACGACAAGAAGGGCCGAGGAAAGGTAGACGTCGCTCGAGTTGAATCTCGATCAGAATCAAACCTCCTTGGTCTTAATCAGGACAGGACGCAGAAGGCTCTCTTGCGAGCTTACAAGATGAGCCTGTCGTAGTCAGTTTGCGTCTATTCACAGACTCCGTCGATATCGATTCTTAGCTGGGTGAGAATTTGAGGTCGACGGAGTCTTTTCGCAATTCTTTCGGAGTATGCAATGACAAAGAATCACACGTTTGAACACGGTGATGAGATTAGAGTTCGCATTCCTGCTGGGTGGTGGGATCCTTTAAATCCCGCAAGCTACTTCCCTTTCGCTGAAAAAGACGAAGAAGATCTTCTAGTCAGAGGAAGAATCGTTCGATTTTCAGCTTCTGAAGAAAGCGATGTCGAAGACACAGCACACATCGAGACGATTCGAGGCGAGGTCCATGGAGTTCTTCTTACTTGGATAATAGGTCTTGAGAACTTGGAGGATGCTCATGGGCAAGAACAGTAAGCTCAGATACCACACTTGGTTATGGAATCTTGCAGTTGGTGAAGAAGTCATCGTGACAGGATCTTTTGTTTTAATTTCTCCTCTTTCTCGTCTCGTTCCTCTCGTATGCCTTCTCAAGAATCGAAGTCTAGGAGCAATTCACAGGGTTGAAAGAATCAACGAAAAATCCATCAAGGTCGCAGGAAGATATTTCTCACTGCAAGACGGAGTGTCATCTCCTGGATCATCAAAGTATCGGCTTCAACTGCTTCCCCTTTTCGACGAACCTATTAAAACGCGGCAAGTCCCCGCAAAAGAACTGCAAAATTAGGGTAAATCACGGGCTTCTCGCTGGGCTTGTTTTGCTGTGCAGCAGGTTGCATGGGTTACAAGCCCAGCCCTTTTAACAGCCCTTCTCGCTATTTCAAAAAAGACTGAAGAATGACAAAGAAAACTCAAACGAAGCATAGGGTAATCAGTTCAAGAGAAGGTGAAACGCTTCGATTCACTTCAGATGAAGAGTTTCTTGTATTCCGTGAAGAAGAAAAAGCTCTCATCAAAAAGCATCAAAAGAGATTGAAAGAACGTCACGGCGATTGGAGCGACTCAGAAGACTGTTACATAGGCATCGACTGGGTCGTTCAAGATAAAGTTCCTCCTCGAGAAGGAAAAGATCAGGTCAAGTGGGGGCAGCTAGAAGATTGGGATGATGCAGTTGATCCGTGGACTGACAAGCACGGGGATGTGAATTGGAGAGGGGAGAAGCTCGAAGTGCGATGTCGTCGAGAAGATCTTCCTTCAGAACCCGAGCAGACTGACTCAAAGGAGGTTTAATGAAAATTAAACCGGTGCACCGCGATTCTTTGTACTATTTCAAAAAGCTAATTGAAGCCATTGAAAACAATCAACCACAGAAGACGCGGCTTATCATCAAACATCTAGCTAAAATCGGCTGGAGTGTAACACAAATCAAACCCACGGAAATCCAATAATTTGAAAGGAAGAAGGACCATGATACTCGGATTCATATTGGGCTGCTATGCTACTGGAGCAGGATTCACTTTCCTGTTCGTTCTTTTCTTCTGTACTCTAGGAGGAGACAATTCAGACCTCTGGAGACCTTTCGCGTACGCTACTCTTTGGCCTGTCATGCTGCCTCTATTCCTCGCGGGAAGGGCGTAATCAATCCAATCGCAAGCGGTTGGTCAACTGCAAGATCGCTATTATAAGCAAAGAACCTTTGGCAAAGAGCTTGGATCTGACGACCAGCGTCTTTGCCAATTGTTTTACCATTCTATTTGAACCTACGGCGAAGCCGAACTCCCGTAGGTTCTCGGAAACCCGACTCATGGCGTCAGACGTGAGTCGGGTCTTTTTACGGACCTAGACTCTGCAATGACTGCAACGCCTGGAAAGAAATTCAATGGTCTTAAGTCCCCGAAATCAAACTACTTTAAAGTTCCTCATGAATTCCTAGAGTATTTGCCGCACCTATCCGAAGGCTCCACCAAGCTCGCTCTCTACATCATTCGACACACCTGGGGATTCTCAGAATACTCTGAGCCCAAGAAAATCACAACAGATGAATTTCTTCGAGGTCGAAAAAGGAAAGACGGCTCACGGATGGACTCTGGTGCTGGAGTATCCGAGAGAGGAATCACGAAGTGGCTCTCTGAGCTTGAAGAGATCGGACTGATTCGAGTCGTCGTTGACGACAGAGACAAGGCTAGAATCAAAAAGTCATATCAAATGATAATTGACAACGAAGAAGTCTACGATGGTGCCGAGCCAGACCAGTGTACACCTGTGCATCCGCAAAATATGCACCTCGACCCGCAAAGTTTGCGGGTCTGCTCCGCAAAGATTGCGGATCGTACAGAGAAAGATACTGTAGTAAGAAACATAGTAAATAAGTCCCTTCCCCAGCGGGGCAAGGACAACGTGATCAAGGGAGGATTCTTTTCAACGGAAGGGGAAGAAAAGCCAACTGAAGAGGAAAGACTTGCTCGGAAACTTTACGAAGGGTTGGCGAAGAAAAGAAAGATAACAGTCACCCCTCGGATGAGTCTGTGGTCCACTCAAATCAAAAAATTCTTCGAAATCACTTCGATTGAAAAAGAATTTTTCGAAAAAGTAATTGATGAATACGTCGAAAGAATCGATGAAGAATACATGCCCGTCGCATTCTCCGCTCAATCATTCTGCGAAAAATTTCCAAAAATAGTTTCCGCTTTAAATCGAAATAGATCAAGATCTTCGGAAGACCAGATATCGAGAGTGGTGAAGATGTTTGAAGAAAGGCTCAATACTCGTGAGTGAAAAAAGAGATTTTGAGAGAAAAATCAGAGCTTTACGAGATCTCTGCGGAATCCTCTCGAGAAAAGAAATTGATGATATGGCTTTATTTGCGATGGCAGAAGCCTTTGAAGGAATCTCTGCGGAAGAGGTTGAAGCTGCCGTAAAGTGGTCAATTCGATACGGAACGTCTCTTCCTTCTCCTGCTGAGATGATTGAAGGGATTGAAAATGGACAGTATCGATCAAAAGAAAGGATCTACGTCACACTCACCCCAGAAGAGCGTATTGCTTTATACTGGAAACAAGACATGGGAGATTGCGGAATAGATGATGAAGAGGAATACAAAAAACACATCAAGAGATGGGAAGAAGAAAATCCTGGTCTTAATTACTATGATGAAATTATCAAGAGGGATTACTAACGATGAGGAAAGAGAGATACGACGGGTCTATCTTAAGAAAGATTCTCGTCGGGATGGTCACAAACGATGTCGTCGTAGCAAGAATCTCAACAAGGTGGGGAGTAGCTGGACTCTTTGATGCGAAGTGGGCAAACCTAGTTGGCACCTGGTGTGTTGATTTCTCAAAGAAACACTCGAAAGCTCCCGGAGCAAATATTCGAGATCTTTTTGAACATTGGGCAAATCACACTTCATCAGAAGAAGAAACTGTCAAGGCAGTAGAAGAGTTCCTCGTCGCTCTTTCCGATACAGCGACTGAAGAAGAGACTCATCACATTCTCGATCTAGCCTCCAATTACTTCAACAAAGTTAGAATGAAGACGGAGATCGATCAGGCTTCGATCGAACTCGAAAGAGGCTTCCTTGAAGATGCTCAGAATAGATTGGCGAATCTTCATAAGGTTGAACTTGGAGTAGGGTCTTTCGTTTCTCCTGGGATTGACTACGAAGTCTGGCAGCAGGCTTTTGAACAAGAAACAAGAAGATCTCTTGTTACATATCCTGGAGCTGTTGGAGAGTTCTTTTCAGACTCATTTGTCAGAGAAGAGTTCTATTCATTCATGGGCCCGGACAAGACTGGTAAGACTACATTTCTTCTTGACTTCGCATACCGGGCTCTGAGAAATCGTAATAAAGTTGTCTTCTTCGATTCAGGGGACTCCTCGCAAGATGACGTGATGGTTCGTTTAGCGAGTAGAGTCACGGGGTGCCCAGAGTTTGAGATGGAATGCACTCTTCCTACAGGATGGAAAGAAGGTAGACCTGAAACTGAAGTACGGGTGCTTCCTCCTGTTAATCCTTCTGAGGGGTTTAAACGGTTGGTACGTGCCAGCAGATTTCCAGGAGCTTTTCGACTCTCTTGTCATCCAAACAGCTCTCTTTCTGTCAGTGGAATTGGTTCTATTCTAGCTGATTGGGAAAGAGACGGATGGCGCCCAGATGTAGTCGTGATTGATTATGCAGACATTCTTGCTCCTTCTGGAAATTCTCATGATCCATTAGAACAAATCGATGAAACGTGGAAGCAGATGAGAAGGCTTTCACAATCTCGACACTGTCTTGTTATGACTGCAACCCAATCGAATGCTGCTGCATATGGCAAAGAGAAAGCGTTTCTTGGAAGACAGCACTTCAGTGGGAGAAAGACAAAACTTGCTCACGTAAATGGTATGATTGGGATAAACGTGTCCGAAGAAGAACGAAGAGAGCATACCGCTAGATTGAATTGGGTGGTGAGAAGAAAGATGCGAAATCGGAATAGAAGCAATCATGTTCAGGTCGTCGGGTGCTTCGACATTGAGAATCCTATCATCCAAAGCACGTGGTAGCTATTTTTGGATATTTTTAAAAATATCGCCTTTTTAGGCAGTTTTACTTAGAGGCACTTTGCGAGTTTACTATAATCTAAAAGCCATGCAATTTCGCATAATGAAGAATGTCTTCAACAAATCAAACCTTTTGGGAGAGTAGAGCAGTGGCAAAGCAATTGACAGTAACAAGGACGACGGCCATCGCCGTATTCAGTTTCTGCTTGTGGAAATCAGCAGAAAAGTGGGACAACGAACGCATGAAGAAGAAGCTTCATGACATCAAAGACGTACTGCCCGACGGCGAAGCTCCGGAAGAAATCAAGAACGATTTGGTTGAGATTCTTGCGACGATCAACGACGGCGGTGAGTTCACAGTAGTTGATGATGAAACTTCCAAATCACCGGAAGCGACGACAGCTCCTGCGAAGGCCCCAAAAGAACCGAAGGAACCCAAGGCGCCGAAAGAACCCAAGCCCGCGAAGGAACCAAAAGAAAAAGGTTCAAAGCCCGCGAAGGAACCAAAAGAAAAAGGTTCAAAGAAGGGACGTCCCTACTACGCAGCGGTCGCGTTTCGTGAAGCCGGCGGACAGAAAGTCGAAATCACGGACGCTCTGATCGCTCGCGTTGACACCTTGACCGGCAAGCCGAATCCGAAAGAATCGAAGGCGTGGTTGCTCATCGCGTCTCAGATCATCACAGGATGGGAATCAGTCAATGAGAGCAAAGAAGCTCCTGCTGACGTTCCTGCTGCAAACCCTGACGCTCCTTCAGCGTAGTTGAACAGAACGGTCGAGATTCACTCTCGTGTCTCACTCAAGTGATTGCAGACTCGACCGTTCTGTTACAGAGTTCACAGTGTAATTGGGCGCACATCTCCCGAGAGTGGGAGAAAGTGGAGGTTCGATTCCTCCTGAACCAGTCACATAGGGGCAAGAACGCAAACGGTTAAGCTCTGGAGGATGTTCAGATAGTCCACTACTCCAGGACCCTATCTGAACAAATGCTGGGATTGCAGGTTCGACTCCTGCTCGCCCCCCCCCCATTATTTTGAGGATTGCGTGATGATTTTTCAACGTCAGTTCAAGTTCTACGCTTCACATCGAAATCAGCACTTGAAAGATAAGTGTGCTTGTCTTCATGGACATCGATACGACGTGACCTACGAACTTGAGATGACTCGAGACTTGGAAAAGGGTCAGCACGTCACAACTCTGTTCGCTGATCTTGATTCCATCGGAGAGCACATCCACAAGATTCTTGATCACTCTTGTATGATGGATTGGAATGATCCTCTAGCTTTAATTCTTCGAGATTTTGCGGAAGGTGACATCGCTGAAGGGAAGCTCTGGAAATTTGCATATTTCCCATTCCCTACTTCAGCTGAGAATCTAGCCTTTGCAATTTTCGACATGATGGAAGATTTCATTAGATTGAATTTTCCAATTAAATTGAAGAAAATCACACTTCGCGAAACAGACTCTACCCTCATCCACTATGATGAATTCGATCATGAGAGAGATGACGTCGCTTTTGTTGCCAGCGGAGAGACGGTGAAATGGTTTGATTTCTCTCTCATTTCGAATGAATGGCCAAAGCCACAGAGGATTCCAAGTGCTGAATCAACAACCGCCTGAAAAACTCTTGATATCTGACGGGGAGTTGCTCTCGGTCCATTCCAAATGGAATACCATTCAAGGTGAAGGACTCTTCGCGGGCACTCCTGCGTCTTTCATTCGATTAGTTGGTTGCAACCTTCAGTGTCCTCTCTGTGATACTGACTACACTTCCGTTCGAAAAGTGGAGACAATCACTTCAATTATTGAATGGATTGAAAATCAAAACCACAAACTGGTTGTCTTAACAGGAGGTGAGCCATTTCGCCAGAATCTTGAAAAACTTGTCATGAGTCTATTTCACGACTCAGACAAACTCCTTCAAATCGAAACCAACGGAGTCTTTATCCCTGAATCGTTTCGAACAGGAGACGCGACAGTCGTGTGCTCTCCGAAAACGACAAAAATCAGTAAAAGAGCAGGGGAAGTTGTCGACGCTTGGAAGTACGTTTTGAGAGCTGGATACATTGATCTTCTCGACGGACTACCTATCTCTGCTCTTGGGATGAACCAAAGTCCTAGTCGACCAACGAACAACAGCCCGATCTTTGTTCAGCCCTGCGATGACAAAGATCCTGTACAGAATCGTCTTAATCTCAAGGCAACAGTTGAGTCCTGCATGAAATTTGGATATCGACTTTGTCTTCAAATTCACAAGATAGCAGAAATGGATTAAAATGGGAATTATCTATTCTGCACGAAATATAATTAACGGGAAGCGATACATAGGCCAGACCGGGAAAACATTGGAATATCGCCGAAAATGCCATGAAAATGACGCAAGAAGAGAAGTAGTTGGTTGCACAGCTTTTTATCAAGCTCTTCGAAAACATGGTTTTCATTCTTTTGAATGGTCAATTATTTTTGATGGTGTTGATGACGAAGAGTTGGATTTGTTTGAAATTGACGCAATCAGCGTGTATCGAACTATCGTTCCTTTTGGATATAATCTCCGGGAGGGCGGTTCCAGGGGAAAACATTCTGATGCGACAAAAAGAATCATTGGAAATCAACATAGAGGGAAAACAATTTCAGATGAAACTCGTGAAAAATTAAGAAGATCGAATTTAGGGAGATCTTGCTCTACAAAAGGAAAAACAGTAGAGGAAGTCCATGGAATTGAAAGAGCAAAGGAGATAAGATACAAAACAGGAAACGGCTGCAGAGGAAAAATTCGAGGAAGACCTTCTGATGAAACTCGCAAAAAGATATCAGAAAAGCAAAAAGGAAGGCCAGGTCGAATTCCAACTGCGGAAGAAAATGAAAAACGAAGTGAAAGTTTAAAGAAATCCCACGCTCGAAGAAAGTTGCTTAAAACTCTGAATCAAGAAAGAAATTAACATGGAAATCAAATCTGCTGTCGTTGCCTTAAGTGGGGGATTAGACTCTGCCACAGTCCTCGGAGAAGCTATTTCAAGACTTGGAATCAAAAACGTACTCTCCGTCGGATTCTACTACGGCAGCAAGCACAATGCCTTTGAAAATGTTGCAGCTGAGAATGTCGCTGATTACTACGGCGTCCCCTTCAATCTGATCGATCTTTCAGAGACCTTCAAAGGATTTTCGAGCAATCTGCTTTTGTCCGGAGGGGAAATTCCAGAGGGACACTATGAAGACAAGAATATGTCTTTAACAGTTGTCCCAGGCCGGAACATCATCTTTGCTTCGATCTTGGCAGGATATGCCTGGTCAATGGGCAAGAACTCCATCTGGTTGGGTATCCACGCAGGAGATCATTTCATCTATGAAGATTGTCGCCCAGCATTCTACAAACAGATGAATGAAGCTATCAAAGCAGGAACAGGGAATCGAGTCTCTTTGTATGCTCCTTTCATCGATGATACTAAGGTTGGGATCCTTCGCCGAGGGCTCGAGCTTGGAGTTCCTTACGAACTGACGCGAACCTGTTACAAGAATTCACCCATCGCCTGCGGAAAGTGCGGAAGCTGCCAAGAACGGAGAGCTGCGTGGGAATCGCTAGCAAAAGAGGATCCTACAGTATATGAATATACCGGACCACTCTTCGAAAAATCCGTCTAACATTCATAAAGATTTGTGCCGGCAAAGGACTGTCGGCACAAATTTTTTTGGTTTTCCTTATGTGTCTATGTAACCCTCAGAAAGTCTCAAATGAATAGAACCTTTGTGGCGACAAAAGCAGGAAATTTTGAGACTATTCCGGAGGAGTTAATTAAATCGATTCTCCGGGTGATCGGGGAAGATCCTGAAAGAGAAGGGTTGATTGAAACTCCTCATCGAGTGATCAAATCATACAAAGAACTCTTCAGCGGGTATCTTTTTACTGATGAGATGATTACAGAACTCTGCAAGACTTTCGAAGACGGTGCCTGCGATGAGCTTGTCGTTCTGAAGAATGTTGAGTTCCAGTCGT